TCATCTGTACTGTGGACGGAAGTGCCGCTGGAGATCAAGCAACCGTTGGGGCTAACTGGACAATTGTACAGGCCAATGTAGATAGAGCAACGAGTACAGCACTAGGACTTGCTGAGTACGCAACCGCTGCTGAAGCTGAAGCCAGAACAGATAGCACCGTAGCTGTTACCCCTGTTTCTCTCGCTAGTTTCCCTGTAAAGAAAACCTTTACCATTGGTGACGGAACAGCTACCGCAATCACCTTGACTCACAACTTAGGAACCCAAGACGTTATTACCCAACTTAGGCAAGCTGCTGATAATGCTGTCGTTGAAGCTGATGTTGTGAACACATCTACATCCGCTGTAACTGTTACATTTGCCGTAGCTCCTGCCTTAAACGCAATCAAAGCAGTTGTAATGGGCTAATCCCCTAACTTAATCCTCCCCTATGTCCAAAAAGTTCTTAAATGGTGTAGACATATCCAGCGGAAAAGTTGGTACATCAAGTGGTACAGGTAACCAGATTCTAGGTAATAATTCAGCAGGTACAGCTGTTGAGCACAAGACTATTAATGGAACATCTACTGTAACTGTAGCTAATGCTGTAGGTGCTTTAGAATTTGCTGTTGTCCAGCCAGGTATTTCCCACAACAATATAGCTGATATTGGTACTAACACTCACGCTCAAATTGATACCCACCTTGCAGCAACAGGAAGCACTGTACACGGACTCGGCACTATCTCCACCCAAAATGCTACAGGGGTAGCTATTACAGGAGGAACAATTACAGGAATCACCGATTTAGCCGTTACTGATGGTGGAACGGGAGCAAGTACAGCCAGTGTAGCTAGAACGAATCTAGCAGCGCAAGGTAAAGTATTGGTTACGGTAGGGGCTACGAATGCCGATTATACAACAGACGGAACCGCTGACCAGACTGAAATTCAGGCTGCAATTGACGCTGTAAATACAGCTGGAGGAGGTGTTGTAAGAATCCTTAAGGGAACCTACAACACTACTGCTGAAATTACCCTAAAGAGCAATGTTACTGTAGAGGGAGAAGGTCAAGGGGTAACGATTATTAGTTTCAGTGGAACTATTAGCACCTGGGCATTTGATACCAACACTACAGGAACCGCTAAGAACACCAACTCCAACATCTGGATAAAGCACCTCACGATCAAGGGAGCAACACTCAGCCACACAGCCATCATCCGCAATACTCGTAACTGTGGATTCATTGACGTGGAAGCGTATCACACCGTCTTTACGAACACCACTGAAACACTCGTTGTCCAACACTGTGAGTACGCCACCATTAACGACTGCTACATTCATGACAGTAGTGGAAATGGTGTACAGGTCAACGGAACCGACTACTTTACCGTTAAGGGGAATAAGATCAAGAACTACGTCTTGAGTTCATTCGTTGCTGGGGAGTTTCACCTGGATGACGGAATCGATATTGACCTTGATTTCCTTAACACATCTCTTGTGCCTTCTCGCTATGGTTCAGTAGTTGGCAATACCGTAGAGGGAAATGATCGAGGTAATGGTATTCGTGTCGCTAGTTCGCAATTCGTATCTGTGATTGGTAACACTGTCCTGAATGTATCCTCAAACACAGGTATCCGCATCAACTCTTACAAAGCAACTGCCGCTCGACCTGATACCAACGATATTGTAGTTACAGGAAACACCGTTTACAACTGTGGAGGTGATGGTATTGCCTACATGTCTGAAGGTAATGACGCTGTTGATAACGTACTTAAAAACGTACTTATAAAAGGAAACATTGTCCGTAACTGTGGGCTAGCACCTGTCACGGGAGGCTTAGGGAGCGGAATACTCCTATCTAAAATAGGGGCTCATGTTACAGGAAACATCCTCGATAACTGTGGAGGTACGGGAGCTGATGCTGCTGCAATTATGGTGTTCAAGGCAAATAGCCAGATCATCACCAATAACGAGGTTAAAAACAGTGCTACTGCTCTCCGCTTCTGGAATGGTGATACCTTACAGTCTTACTCAGACATGCTTGTTCAAGATAACATCATGGACGAAAGCAACACTGCCAAGATAGTCTATGACAATAGCGTATCAGTCACAGGTAGTGTTATTCGCAACAACCGAGGAGCAACGGCACAATCAGGATTGGAGGTTGCAGAAGGTGGAACAGGTGCAATAACCGCAACCACCGCTAGAACAAACTTAGGTTTAGTAATTGGTACTGATGTTGCAGCGCAAAGCCATACCCATACCCAGATGGATACGCATATAGCTTCAACCGCTAACCCTCATAGCGTAACCGCAAATCAAGTACTTCCTACTCAAACCGCAAATGCTGGTAAGTACCTTAAAACAGACGGTACAAATAGCTTATGGGATACCGTTACTGCAAGTGCAACTCCTGGAGGTACTACCACGAACGTACAGTACAACAATGCAGGGGCTATGGCTGGTGATGCTGGCTTCAGCTATGACGCAACGAATAAAAAAGTAACGCTATTAGGAGCAGTAAACTCAAGCCGCTTAGTTATTCAAGCAAGCTCAGGCCATACATTGGCATTGACTGAATGGACAGACAATATAGGTAATCCCCTAGCCAGTGTCCAGAAGGATGGTTCATACCTTATTAGTGGAGCCGCTCACCGTATGAGTACTAGAACCGCTGGTGCTTTGAGTTTTGAATCGGTCAACAGTGGCGCATCCGCTCAGTTTGAAATCTTTACGAAAGATGGGGATGGTACGGACTACGCTGAATTTAACCTCTTTGTGAAAGGCACGATTGCAAGCATCGCAAACTTTGAGCGTCTACAGATTGGGTATCATCCAGGACTACGCCAATATAATATCTTTTCAAGTCAAAGTGGTACAGGTGTTAATTTACCAATTGTTATGGGGCGTGCCTCAGTCTACTCAGTGAGCGATGACATAACGCTTCGAGGTGGGAAAATTGGCATGAACAAAGCCTACTCCGTTGACCCTGGTGCAACGCTTGAAATGAACATCAGAGCCGCCGCCGATGTGGGTATATGTATGATTGGAGCTGTGAGTCAAACAGGCAACCTAACCGAATGGAAGAATAACGCTGGCACAGTTTTATCTTCTGTAGATAAAAACGGTAACGCCGTACTCGCTAATGCAAAACAGGCTATTGTTACGACTACCGTAACAACCACGGTAATTGCAGCAGCTAGTGTCACAGGCATGAGTTTTGCTATTCCTGCTAGTGAAACCTGGAGCTTTGAGTTCTTTCTCCAGAATGGATGTAGCGGCATAGGTGGAGTGAAGTTTGCTATCGTTGTACCAACTGGAGCTACCTTTAGAGCTGTAGCCGTGGGTATGTCAACCGCTGTAACAGCTGTAACTTCAGCAGTTCTTACCGTTTCAGGAACGCTATCAGGAGTTGCTTTCAACGCTGTTGCTTTAACTACGGGATGGACACGCATTACAGGTAGTGTTGTAAACGCCACAACAGCTGGAACGGTAGAACTACGGTTTGCAAGTACTACCGCCGCCCAAACCTCAAGCGTATACGACAAATCATACATGACTGCTCGTAAAATTTAACCACTAATTACCTTTATGGCCTTCTTACTCCCCCAAACCTTACCCAACGGAACAGCCATTGAGTACGGCAAAGTACACCACATTGTTCTCTTCCCTGGAAAAACAGGCTCCAGGGCTGTTATATACTGGTATCCAAACAAAGCGGCTAGTGATACAGGGAAAGACCCAGCTCATACTGAAGTAGTAGAGTGGCAGACCACTATCCCCTTCACCATTGAAAGCATGGAGGTTAGTAACCCTGTTACGATATGCTACATGGAGATGAAAAACATCCCCAGATTTCAAGCCGCTCAAGACGTGTAACCATTACCATAATGTATACCAATCCCCTACGCAAAGTTAAGTGCCGTACGACGAGAGATTGTAGAGATTATAAAAGATGCTGAGAAAGTAGAGCAACCGATAAAAGAGGCTGCTATCTAGTATTGTAGAGCTTTAGCGTAGTACAATAAGTATACCTATCAATAAGTAGACACTATGTCTGTTATCCATGAGATCGAGTTGGAAGTAGAAGAGCAGCTAGCTGCTGAGCGAAGCCGCCTTGTCGCTGAACGCCTGAACAGTCGGTTACGAAGCCTTGAAGAACGGAGAAACAGTAGAGGAAGTCTTGAGGAACGACTCGAGCGAGCCGCTCAACAGTACCAGGAAGAAGCAGGGGCAATGGACAGCGAAATCTCTGAGCTTAACGCATTACTTCACCCAGAACATGTAGATCAGTCACAAGGGTAATGGATGCTAGACTCGCTTCCCATAGATCTTTTCGTTGGCTTGGCTATGCCACATGTCAGCGAAACACACCTGAAGTCGGGACTGTATGTATTCCTCTATATTCTAGGGGTTCGTAAGTACCACCGACTCAGGAGCGAGTTACTGAGACTTCTTAATGCCCCACCTTCTAATCAAACCTCAATGTTTCCCCTACAGAATCGACAAATTGGAGGCTACTTATTCAAGCAACGTACCTGGTACACCCGTGAGCATTTAGGGGTAGACTACCGAGCACCTAAGGGGACACCACTTAGAGCTCCGTTTAAGGGACGTATTGTTAAAGTAGTTTCAGGGGCATGGTTACAAGGAGGTACGCAAGTGTACTACCAGCCCGACCATGACGCTGTGATGATGCGCTTTATGCACCTTGATAGAGTGATAAAAACGGTAGGTGAAGTACAAGCAGGCGATATTATCGCTCTTACAGGAAATACCGGAATATATACTACAGGTGACCATTTACACTTAGACATAGCCACCAACTGGACAGGAACATACTGGACCAACGTTAACAACTTCATAGACCCTGAAACCTACAATTGGGACTATGCCCCCGTTACCGTACATGTACCCATTGAGGTTGCACCAATTCCCTTAGTTTCTGGATTTCCGAGGAAGGTACAAGCATTAGTGCGGCTTAAAGTACGCACATCCCCAAATACTACCGCACCATTAGCTGAGCCCTGGATAGGAGCACCCATTATAAACGGATCACCTATGGCTCTTCTTGTCCCAGGCGATGAGTTGACAGCCCTTGGAAGTGTAGAGGGTGGATCGTACACCATTTTGTTAAACGGAAGAGCGCACACTAGTACCCTTTGGCTGAAGAGCAAACAAGGGAACTATCTAGCCGCTCTTGGCACAAATTTTACTAATCAATAATTAACTAACATACCCCTATGGACAAACCTGTCTACCGAAGAAGCGAATTTTGGCTTACCCTCTCTGCCGCCCTCCCTGGCCTACTACTGGGCCTCGCCGAAGTATTCAACCAAGTAACCGCTAACGGCAGCATTGACCCTAACAACCCTCTGTACCCACTCTTTATTAAGCTTTCAGGATTCTTGATTGCAGCCTACACCATTGCACGACAACTCAACAAAGCGATTGGTGCATATCGTGAAGGTATCATTGTTCAAGGAGGACTTCAAAACACGGCTCCTGTAAGTGGAGAAATCGCTATCTAGTTGACAATCACAGCTATTCGTCATACACTAAGCAAGACACTGTACGCCCCTCCTGGCCAAGTTCTTGCAGAGTGTCAGCGTACGTAGACACAAAGCGTCTGAACAAGGATTGCAACGAAGGAGCCACGTCAGTATCGAAAAAATAAAAACAGCCTCGAAACAGAAATGTTAGAGGTTGTTTTTTATTGGCCAAGGGAAGGGAGACACCTAGTACTATCGCTCTCACGTGCCCAGCCCTCAGCCATTAAAAAACCCCGAATGAGTTGGAGCATCCAGGGTGGTCATGGAGGGAATGTCACATGAACCAGCTCAACTGTAACATAGATTGAGCACCTATCACAATAGCCAAAACACCACTCCCCCACCGTCCTCTGGCTCATTTCGTTAATGCCTTGACGGTAGAGGCATAAATCAGAGTAGATCACCCTCGCCCACTCCCACTTTCCCCCTCTCTCAATTGATCTATCAGGTTAGAGGGGTACTCTCATGGTTTGAAGAGGGGACGCTCTCTTACGTGTGTGAAGCCTCTTCCTCTGTCTCATTGATGGCACTCTCCAGCCTATCTACTAATTGAATGATTGTTTTGCGTTTTGGTGAGAACGGATGGTGCTTGGCTACGACAGCTTTTAGTATTTCTGTTAGTGATTCGAGTATTAATTGATCTCGCTGTGTTGCGGTCATGTAAGTTGTTTTAGTTGGTTTAGTATGTCTTCCCAGTCAGTTCGTTTCATTGGGGTTGGGGTTTGGGCTAGTGCCCACATATCCGCATAAATGCCTGGGTGTAGTTTCTCAACGTGCTCACGGGCAACATGTACGGGCTCTATTTTCCCATCTAAACAACAATGATGACGGACACAGCAACTAACAGCATTTCGAGGATTGTAGCGTGTTCTAGCGTAGCGTCTACTAATGATGTGAGCGGCATTAAGTGGCCCCTTGCAGTCCCCCATTCCAGCTACTCCCAAAAATACACACTTACCCTCACGCTTAATGTATGTACGCCATAGTTCGTCACAGCGTTTCTTTAGGTAGTTAGCACTCTTCACTTTTTCTCGCTTCACAGTCTTAGCCTTCTTGGGCTTGGTTTTTAATGTGGTTCCAATCCTCAGTGGTTTCTTTGTGGTAAGGGCAGACTTAGAAACTAACGGGGTTTTTCGTTTGAGGGCAGTTGATTTCATTGGCAGGATTCACAAGCTTCATCAGTCCGGTCACAAGCCTTACCTAACTCAAAATCGTCAACCGTGATTGTTGTCTGTAGAGACTGTAGCTGTTCTTCTGGTGTTGGGGTTGTCATGGGATGTACTTAGGTTAATTAATTACTTTTCATGTAGTCCCTCATAGCAGAGACTAACGGGGTAGAGGGGACAGATAAATTCTTCATCTACACGTTCAACCGTAACCTGATTGCTTGCGTCAGTAGGCCAGATACGCCAAATGAATCCCACCGTAAAGACGATCATAGCCAGCATTATCCAGGCAATAACCTTGTCTTGTTTTGTGGGCTCATAGTCGTTCATAAGCGTTTATGGGTAGGTTTCTAGCATAGCGTAGGTAGCAGCCCAGAGCACCTCTAGGAGGTCAACATCATTAAAGACTACCGGAAGCTTGGTGGCCATAGGGGAGATGTGCTTCAAAGAAACCATGCAGGGTTTTCCAATAGAAAGGTCAATAGCGTACCACTGGTGCAGAAATTCAATAAGTTGGCCTATCGTTAAGAGAGGAGCCTGAATATTGGTGTCGTTGCCTTGGGGAGATTGGCGTTTAACGGTGATTCGCACTACTTCGTTGGAACGGTAGCGCATTGACCACATGGTTAATTCCCAGACCCCACGGAAGTCAAGTTGCTCTAAATGAACGGGTGAGAGGGTTTGCTGCATAGCTCAAGCGTACTACGCCTTATCTTCTGTGTCTATCTCTTTTACAGTAAGTTGTTCTTCATAAGCTGATCTTGTTATAGCGTCCCAGCCGTGGACTCGCTTGATTCGCACCATTGGACTCATGCCCGTATCAGGGTCAGGAGTCCCATGGGGTACAACCGTCCCCACAGCTACAGTGCTATCCTCTCCCTCAATGTGGGAGTTAGAGTAAGGGGCAGGCTGTACCTTCGTATTGGTCAAGAAGCGGTGAGATGATGAATAATCTTTCTCCTCTAAATACTTGTGGAGCTGTACCAGATACTCGACTATCGAGGTTCCATCTTTTTTATTGGGGTCAGGTGGGTAGGGTAGGGGCATATTATTCAGTTATGGATTCAGGTTTGCTAGGTTTCCAGCCAAAACGGGGCTGACGATCTGCTAGAAATTCAAGATGCTCAAGCCGCTGTTGCATTTCCCGTACAATATCAATGGACTTGTAGTATTTGTCCTCGTAATTTTCTACCTGGGAGTTAAGTTCTTTTACTCGTTCTTGCAGCTCTGATCTTTCATCGAGTATCTTAGTTAAATCTTCTCCAATAGCACCTTCATAACCTACTAGGATAGGGGTATCTATATTGATCTCTTTCTCAAGAAGTTCAGGTCTAGCCATCTGTCGAGCAAAGATAATATTCCCCATTCTTGCCCTAGTCCACATAAAGTAGCCGTTGTACGTAACTTGGATTTTATTGGGTGATTGTTTTGTATCATTTAGTTCCATAGGGTTAAAAGTTTAGAGCATTGTTAATAAGGTAAACGCCAAGAAGTAATGATACAAAGCCCAGCATTAGATAGGCGTAAGGGCGAAAATCTTTATCCCTCCACAGCGTAACAAACATAATCGTTGCAGGCATGATAATAAAGAACCAGCCCAAGATCAGTATGTAGTTCATTGAAATAGGTTATAGATAAACCCCACTACGCCCAGCACTCCAGCAGGAATGAGGACGTAGCGAATGGGGACAGCATCAGGACCGAGATCGAACGCGCTTACCACTAGGAACCTGATCCCTTGATATAGCATCAGTAGTACCCAGAGAGTTACGGTTTTCAAATAGTGCCATAAGAGGCTTGACCACGTCATAGTAGCGGTAGTCCGCCTTCGAGTATTCCTGGTCGATGATCTGCTTGATCTGTTGTTCAAGGGTGAGCATGATGGGTTGATTATGGTTAAGTATAGCAGACCTAGGCATCGTACTTATGACAGGTAAATAGGCAACTCTCACAGGTAATTTTATCCCATCCATATACTGGAATCATAGGAGTGTCACAGTTGGGGCATTGAGGGCGGATACCCAATAACTGTTTTAAGTAGTAGCGTAAGGTAGTCATGCTTCATTCTTCTTTCTAACCAAGCCACCTTTTTTCCCTGCTACTCTTCCGGTCTCAGTTGTAAAACGGTGTCCCGTTCCCTTGATAGCCACAGCATGACCCCCTAAACGGGAGACTTGCGATCTGCGCTCAGGGGATAAACTAGCGAACCCTTGAGGGCCAGGGTTGGGGTTTCGGCTCGGCATAATGTACCCTGTACGCTCTTGCCAAGCTTTTTGATAGATTTGATGGCACTTCTTACACTTTGCGGCTCGATACTTACCCTGCATGTAGTACTCTTCTATGGGTTTCTCTCTCTCACAGGCTTTACAGACTTTGTGGGTTTTTGGAGCTTTCATCGTTTCCCCTTCTTTGCTCGTACTTTTGGTGGGGCAGCGTGTCGGGTTGGAATTATAGGGGACTCCATAAGACTAACTTCTACTCGCAAGCTCTTCAGCTTATCCTCGTAGTACTCTTTCGTGGTTTCCATCTCTAAATGGTGGTAGCGCACCATGTTCTCACACTCGCTCTCCACGAACTGCGAGAACCTGTCCAAGATGTTGTCTTTTAGTAGGCGGTTCTTGTGGTCTAAAAATTCGGTTTCACTCATGTACTCATCAATGCGTGTTTTCAAATCTTCATTCATAGGGACTCATTAGGTTGCTTAATACTTATTCCAAAACTCATCATCATTCACTACCTGATGAAACTTCACAGCAAGTAGGTGGTGGTGTCTAAAATCTGCATCACAGGCTAGCTTATGACAGAAGTCGAACTCTTCGGGCTTACGGCCTCGCTTCTTCTCGTAACGCTTGACTACTTTCTCAGCTTGGGTTAGTACTCTATCTTTTAATGCTTCGTATTTGTGGAGGTAGTTAATCTGGCGTTCAACTTTTAGCTTAGCGTCTTGCTGCTCACACCAGAGAAGGTAGTCTTCATAGGATTGCTTAGGTTTCATGGGGTATGCTTATGCTTCTAAATTAGGGTCTTTAATATCTTCTATAAACTCGTTGAGGTTGCTAGCGTACTGGAAAAACAGGCTGTTGGGGTATAGATCATCAATAATCTGCTGAGTTTTATTAGGCTCCTTAAAGTGATACCTCAACTCTCCTCTTACCTTTCGCTTGTGGGAAAAGAGCTCAGGCCACATAGTTCTAAGGTATGAAGCGTGGTAGCGGTTATTTATGGGTAGTGTGGGGTCATTCATAGGGCAGTAATTACATCACGGATAATAACGGCTACCGAGATAGCAGATACAGAGAGCACAAGCAGGAGGAGGGTAAGGTGAAAGGTAAAGTGCATCCATTCTTTAACTAGCGTATTAAAGTGGTTCATCGAGGGAGGTTAATAGTGCCTAGTAGCAGTAGTCCTATAACAACTAGTACAGCACCAATTATAAGCTGAATGGTACGGTCAAACTGCTTGCTTATGATGTAGATGCCTAGTAGAAGAATTGCGTATGAGTAGTCCATAATGAGTAGTATTAATAATTAGTAAGTAACGGTGAATTAAGCCTGATAAATTCAATCCCTGCTACAAACCAGATTGCGGCTTGTGCGAGTAGCATAAGGGTTACGGGTAACAAGGTACTGCGCTCTCTAGGGATTACTCGAATGGGTATTATTGTGTCAATCATTGGTCTCCTTTCTAGGTTAGGTTGGTTTAAAGTTTAAAAGCATAGATCTCAGTAGTGTTATGTTCCATAGGTACTTAAATTATGTATCATTTAAACCTGTAATATGAAATTATTATGTATCATTAGACAATATTTTATGTATCCTTTCCCTTTATGGCTTGTGCAAGTAAGAAGACGGCTTCTAGTGGGGTTGAACCCTGAACCATCTTTTCTTCCCTAGCGTAGTAACAAAAGTAGTAAGGGTCTACACGATTGTGGGTTATATCAATAAAATCATCTCCTAGCCAGTTTATAAGCTCTTGGAGTGTGTAGGCTGAACAATATTCTTTCTTCCCAAATACATACGATTCAGGCGGTTTTTTGCCTCCCATGTACAGCGTTCCGTCTCCATAAAAATAAACGGTATTCTGCGGTGCTCCCCACTCCTTGAGTAGTTTCGATTGCTCCAGGTTAGTTGTTAGGTGTTCCATCCTATCCTTCTTTCTGGCTATGGTGTCGATTGCGTTAGTAATTTCGTAAGACGTTACATCTCCCTCATCTAACCTAGAGTCAAGTGAATCAACCTCCGTCTTAATCTCATCTAGCATCTCTGCACACCTAGAGGCTGCGTACTCTTCAACTCTCTTTGCTGCTTCTTCTGGTTCAACGCCAGGGGTGCGGGCAATCAACCCGTCTTTGGCGTGTTTGTGTCGACCCATAGCCTCCACACTTCGCATGAGTATCAGTAGTTCATCGTTCATTCCTGCTCCTTTTCTTTGAATATTCCGTAAGCTGCTATTAAAACAAGGCTCATAGTAGCATCTATGGCGTAATCAACATTTCCTTGTTCAATCTTTGCTTCTGCTACCAGTGCTACAAGCATTGGTCGAATTTTATCAGCAAATTGTTTTACCTTACGATGCTCAGATGTATTCATTCCTGCTCCTTTGTGTCTAACTCTTTGCGAATGGTGATTATTTCCTTCATCATGTTCTGTGCAACTTTACCGACTCTAATTAAAGCTTCTTCATTCCCGTACCCCATTAGAATTTTTCGTTGAATCCTCCTCGATTCCACATCGTCAATACGATGGGTTTCAATCCTATCTAGCACCTCTCGCAGTTTGGAACGGACGTACTCGGCCATCTCATTTACTGGTGTATAACTTGCAAATTTCTTACTGATCTCTTCTTCAATGCTCATACTTCCTCCGTTCGGCAGTAGGTCTTGAACAAGTGCTCTAGCAACTCATCGGGTGCTTCTTGCTCAGTATGGGCTTTCTCTACAACGCTCTTAAACTTGGTGAGAAACTCTGTGTTATTCATGGGTGCTTGTTAATATAATCGAGTAATACTGTAGGAGAGGTTGCCGCCAAACTCTTTGCACTCAACCTCGGCTGAAATTTCATCTCCTATGCTTATTTTCTCCATCGTGTTCTTGAATGCTACGATCTTTTGAAACTTGTCAGTTTGGAGCTCAGCAAATGGTGAGCCATTCTTACTGGTCTTTTCTTCCTTGCCGTACACTTGCATAGTTACGGTTCTCACCTCACCTGCTTGCCAACTACCCGTATTTTGTGACGGAGTAAAGTCTGGGTTAGGTAAGGGCTCTAGTTCTATTTGTTTGGGAGTAGGTGGTGCAGATTGTCGCTGTGGCGCGCTCTGAGTAGGGGAGGAAGCAGTGTTGCCGTCATCGTCCTCATCTTCCAGGCCAAGCATGGTAACTAATGCGTAGCGTCTATTGTAGGTGTTATTGGCTCCTAACTTCTGGGCGGTGGATGTATCAACGTAGGGGAGGAAGCTTTCAATATTCGAGCCATCCTCAACGTCAATGAGGCGGGTAATAAGGCCAATATTAGTAGGGAGTTGGACAATGAGTACCCCTAGCTCAGTTAAGGGTTGCTTTATCGTTTCTAACACTTCATTTAAATCAGCGTAACGGCTTCTAAATGCTGGGTTAGTGGAGGTTTTTTTAACGGCTAACCCCTGTCTTTGGAATGCGAGGAGCTTAGCGTAAATTCCAGATGGTTCCTTAGTGGTTGGTGTCATATCGTGTATGTAATGCTTGTTAGTGTGTGATGTGAATGTGTCAACGATTTCCTTATGAGAATATGTAATCCCTTTGAAATAACGGTTACATACTCGTCATCTGGGCTCATTGTTGCCTCGTGCTCCATTTTGAGTAATGTCTGATCTTCGGCCTGGTCGCTGTAGCTCGTAATCATCGTGCACACTCCATTGCGAGTTGGATGCAGCGGTTTTTACTGTAGTTACTGTCAGGCATCATATAGAAGATGCTAAACAGGCCAACTAACATCACTAACCAAACTTTCGTGAGTTTCTTTTCACTCATAGTACTTGTGCTTATGCTTATATGCTTTGGGTTCACACCCACTGAGCCACTTCGCTGGTGCACTCACTAGCTTAAAGGAGGGGCAAGCTATGAATACGAAGTGACTCACTAGGAACGAATGAATTGGAGCCCTCTTGGACCATTTCGAGTTAGAGGGCATGGGGTCGAATTGTCAAGCTGGCTTGTTGCCTTCGTTGCTAATACACTAACAGTATCATACAGAACGGCTCTGTCAATCTTTCCAGCTAGTATTCAAGTCGTTACCCTTAGTTACTCGCTATTAGAGCGGCTTTATGTTTTGTTTCATCTTTCTCTTTTGGCCTTCTAAGAGCTTGCGTTTACGCTCTTCTTTCTGCTCATCGTCAAGACTTGCCCACCAGGCTTTGCCGCCTTTACTGCCTCGCTCTCGTTGCAGCATCTTGTTTATCTCTTGTAGTTCTTCTTGGGTAAATGAAGGTATCATGCGCCTACAGTAGCAGAGCGGTTCTTGTTAGGCAATAGCTACTTTACAGATTAGCCATTATCGTGTATGGTTGCCGTAAATCCCGTACCGAAATGTACTGGGCACACAAAGAGCCTTCTCAGTTTCCAGGGCTCTTTTTGTTTTGACATCCTCATGTATACTAGGGGAGAACCACTACAGATGGTTTGCACTTTCCTTGCAGTTTGCCTTAGTGAGAATATTAGTTACACCAAGAAAAAACCACCTCGGCTGAATGGGTGGTTTTTTGGTGGCTGTGATTAAAAGTAGGTTAAAAGTAGGTTAAAAGTAGAGCGAAAGTAGGATAGAAGTGGAATAGAGTGGGGCAAAGTGGAGGGTGTGAACCTGATACTAATTGACAACTGGGCTATATTTTGGTACTATAGTCTAATTTACTAAAACAAATATATGATTACTGCCTTACTCACCATCACTGACCACCACAACCCCAAACACATATGTAAGCCCACCTTAACCTTTCAAGGGGACAGTGAGTTTGAAGCCTACCTCAAAGATATGAAGCGGATGAAGTACAGTGTGAAACAGGTAGAGGTGAAGAGAGAGTTAGAGGATTGGGAGCGATTAATGCGACAAAGTACTGAGTGGTATGCACTGGTTTAGGACATAACCCCCCTTACTCTACAGATAGGAGAGTTTGTTCAGCGAGGCTATGAGGCAAGTCTGTTGTCCGCTAACACTGTATATTAGTCAGGTGCGGTATGAACGGGTCAGGGGGTAGCCAGAGCTAGGATTTTTTATACTGTAGACCTAGTTGTGCCGTTCAGGGTAGCTGTTGTTTTTAGTGGAGGGAGCTAATCACACATCGACTCGCTTTGCGCCGCTTGTACACGGCTACACCTATTACACCTTCCCTGCCTGGGCTTTGTCAATAGCCGTTCTTGACTTTCAGGTGTAAATGTTCTATTAATGGATTACCACCTGCAGTGGCACAACTCGTTAGCCCGCTTGTACCACCAAAGCCCTGAGCATCTAGCTATGACGGGCTTTTTTGGTTACTAAGGACAAACTATGCTTTACTAGAGGAAACCTAACCTCAGCCCTATGAAATCATTTGCCTTACTCTTCCTCACTGTGGGCTTTATCCTAGGAGCATTAGCTACAAGCCTTTATCCGCAGATACCCGAGATGGTCAAGGATGCCTACGTTAGAATCAAGGACACCCGAGACGCTGCCTTTGAGCAGAAAGTGAACCGAGCTATGAAAGAGCGTGCACAATCGACTGTATCCCCACTAGGAGCAGAAACAAGTACCAAGCCGCAAACACCAGGAGACTTGACAGAGTAGGGTAGAGACCTCATTATGAACACAACAATAACAAACACCCACTATGCTGAAACGTATCCTCAACCGAATCCGTAACCTCTTCCGCCGTGGACAACCATCACACAAGTAATGGGGACTGGTACGATGGAAGCTACACGGCTGTAAACGAAACAGACGAGATGAAACTCATCCTGAAAGACTACCAGCAAAACTTCGATGAACGGTGTGATGACTGCTTCCTAGACTCCCTACTTAGTGAGTTATATGCAGAGGGAGCAGAACTAGAACGAATCATGAAATCTACCAAACATGGCCGCTAAAGAACCCAAACCAAAACGACCTCCTAAGACATTTAAGGAACGGAAATTTGTCAAAGAATATATTAAGAATGGTGGGAATGCTACACAGTCAGCTCTAGTAGCCTATAATACTAATCCTGTATCTGCTAGACAGATTGGAAGTGAAACACTTGCAAAACTAGACATGAGCTCAATAATGGAGAGAAATGGTCTTACAGATGACTATTTAGTTACTATATTATCTGAAGGATTGATAGCTACTAAGCAAATGGGTGCCATGGTACAACCAGGTGACGGTAAGGACGCATCGAGTGCCACATATGACTTTGTAGATGTGCCAGACTATGCTGTGAGGCATAAGTATTTAGATACAGGGTTAAAGCTTAAAGGACACATGAACCCAGAAATCATGATTCAGAACCAGATCAACAACACTTACGAAAAAGCCACCTTTACTCTTAAGCCTCAAGAATGATAGAGAAATCAGCCTCATGCTACGCCTGCTCCACTCCCTTTACCTATAGTGTGCAAGAAGGAATACCAGCCCAGAATCAGTATTACTGCTCCAATACAGACTGTGTAGCCACTCGTAAAGAGCAAGCCGAACTCACCAAGAACAAAAACTACCTCTTAACTGATGCTGATACAGGTACACTCTACTCAGGCTACAATGTAGGACTAGACGCTGTAGTAGAGAACCGTGGCCACTACAATAGACTTATTAAAGAGAAGAACGTAATAGCTGTAGGATGACACTCACCCCCTGTGCTATGTGCTCACAGTTCATACATGCTGTAGAGATACCTGTAGAGTGGGCTAGTGATAAACTTCCTGAAGAAGAAGCCTACATAACGCTCAAAACCTGTGTTAACATTCAGTGTTCCAGGTATACGCTCTTAGTTTTGCCCCTAAATCAATGACCGTATGATATATTACAGATCAAACCCAACAATGGAAGTACACTCATTAGTGAACATAGGGGTATGTTCGCTCTCTCTCTCTTTTAAAACACATAATAGACGCTTACCTGGGGTGGTATGCGCCTATTTTTGTATCTACCCATGCAAATAGAGCTCAATACCCCTAAAAGCGCCAATGAAAAGGTAACACGGCTCACACCTGCTGAGTTTACCCGTATCATGAGTGACCCTGTGTACTATATCAATGAGTACTGCTATACCTTTGACCCACTAATTAGGGCTAAGGGTCACAACTTGATGCCATTTAAGCTCTACCCATTCCAAGAGGGTGAGATACCCCGTATCGTCAACCATATCAGGCAGGGGAGGGATTTGTTCTACGAAAAGAGCCGAGATATGGGTATCTCTTGGATAGTAATGGCTATATCATCGTGGTTCTGGAACTTTGAACCAGCCTTTCAAGCAATCTATGGGTCAAGAGTAGAGGACGCAGTAGACAACTTTCAATTTGACTCTCTATTTGGCAAAGTTGACATCATACTGGATAACCTGCCCTTTGCGCCTGATGGCTTCAGCAAGAAGAACCGCACCAAATTAAAAGTCGTGAACCCAATGAATGGCAATCTCTTAAAGGGTGAATCAAGCAACCCTAACTGGTCTCGGTCTGGTCGGTACACGTTAGGTGTTATGGATGAAATAGCCTTCTGGGATGATGCAGCTGAAGCCTGGGGTAGTGCTCAGGACTCCTGCAGTTGTGTAATCGCTATCACCACACCTGCCAAGAAGCCCCACTTCTCCAAAGCCTTACGCAATAGCGGTATCGTGCCTGTAGTCACACTGCACTGGAGAGTACACCCCTTAAAGGATGATGCCTGGTACGAGCAAGAGAAAGCAACAAGGCTACCAGAGGACTTAGCCCGAGAGGTAGACATTAACTGGGAAGGCTCTATTACAGGACGCTATATGCCTGAAGTAGCTCACACGAGACTGGGTGAGTTCCCGTATAATCCTAGCTGGCCTCTCTGGGTGTCCCACGACCCTGGACACTTCCCTGACCCCCACTCGCTCGGTTGGTTCCAGATCAATCCCCAAACAGGACGGTATATGCTTATAGAGAGCTTTGAGCGTGACAGCCGAGTTATTGACTGGTATCTGCCCATGTTCTATAACCCTGACTTACATAAGGCCAACCCTATAGATTCTCAGTTCTCCTACAATGAAGAAGAGCGAGCGCTCATTGCCAAAGTGTCAGAGTGGAAAGGTGCTACCCATTTCGGTGACCCAGCAGGACGTATAGGAAATGAAGTGTCAGGCAAGAGTGTCTATGACAGGCTCTTGGAATTTAACATCTCAGTAGGTATCAATGGCAAACTGAATGACCACTACTCAAGGAGATCAGGTGCAGCTAAAATACTGATGAATCTGGATGTCAACGACACACCAAACAATAGGCTGTTCTTAGAGCGCATTAAGAACGCCAGGCTGCCTGACACTAGGGACGGCTCACAGCGAACCAGCGAGAATGACAAGCCATTACATGACTGGACTTCCCACAGTAGATCAATGCTTGAGTATTTTGGGGTGAACGTAGATTGGAACCCTACAGACCTGATACAAGTTGATAGTAGTTTTCAAACAGCATTAGCTCGTATACAATCAAGGAACAGACAATCTCATATTATAGGCAGAAACTAACCCCCACTAATGCCAGTTAACACCCCACCTGTTAGTCCTGTTACCCCTGACGGGAAGCAGCCTGAAATTACGGCTGCCGAGACAAGCACCATAGAGCAGATCAAGAAGTATAGGAGTGCGCTAGAATCCAGCGGCAAGATACTAGAAAAGAAGTTCCACAAGCAGGCCAAGCGCATGACCCAGTACTATGAGCTTGCCCACTACCTAAACGCTGAGACTGGTGAAGAGTTAGAAACCAATACAGACCGTATCCAAGTTAATACACCCTATGCGAACACCAGGCAGATACTGGCTGAGGTATATTTAAAGAACCCTACAGCGATAGTAAAGCCTAAGAAAAAGAGCCACAAGCTTGATGCTGAGAAGGATGAGCAAGGGGTAGAGCTGTCAGGAGCGCAAGAGATAGACACTCTAGAGGGAGCTAAGAAGCTCAAATCCTGCATAGACTATGTAATTAGAGAGAGCAACTTCAAACGCTCAAGCAAGAGAGCTATCTTAGAGGGTATACCCGTAGGACTTGGCACCTTGATGATTACCACTATGCCTGGTAGCAAGGTGCCTAAATTTGAGCGCATCTTAGCCCGTGACCTGATATATTCTCATGAGGTACTCGATATTTACGACTCACCCTGGATAGGTAGGCGCATCGTAAAGCCTTTAGATGAGATAAAAGCTGACAAACGGTTCAATGACAACCGCCTGAAAGTCTCCCCTGCCAAGTCCACTATTAAAGGAAGCACCACCCAGTACGGTGTGCTGTGGGATATCTGGAACAAGCAAGACGATAGACACATGCTGTTACCAGACGGCCAAGACTTAGACCTGTACAACAATAAATCCATCACTGAGGACTACAACTTCAAACAAGAGACTGATGAGTTCCCAGCTGATTGGCCGTTTATCTTCTATGTAAATGAAGAGCAGATTACTCAAGCCTATGGCCTTGGTGATATAGCACCTATCGAGCCCCAAGTACAGGAAAAGAACCGTATCCGAACCTACCAAGTCAACCATATCAAGCGCTATAACCGTAAGTACCTGACTAAAAAGCGCTTTTTGGATGATCAAGGCATCTACGACCTGACCCATGGAGAAGATGGTACGGTAGTTGAGGTTAAAGAAGATATTAGCCCTGCTGTGTTCCAAACCGTACAGGACGCTCCCATGCCAGCTGACGTATACAGGGTAGAAGATTCTATAGACCGAGATATTGATATAGTGCAAGCCACAGGCTCGACAGGCGTATTTAAGGGAGTAGGTCAAACCCCTGGAACGCTTGGAGAAGCCCAGATAATAGAATCCAACTCTGCCACCCGTAAAGGTGATAAGCAGGACACGGTAGAGCAGTTCTATAGTAGGGCTATTAGGCTCATCGCTCAGTTCATCCAGCAGCACTGGGTAGAGTCAGATGTTATCCTGGTTACAGGTGACGGCTCAAAACCTACCGACTGGCTAGACTACAACAATAAAGAGATTCAAGGAGAGTACGGCTATGGAGCTGACCCTGAGAGCAGTAAAGACAATAGTGCATTGTACCGCAAACAGTCCCAAGAAGCGCTGAATACCCTGGTGCCACTCTTAACCCCTAATCCACAAGGTATGACTCTTATCCAAATACCTGGTATCGCTTTAATGGCACGAAAGTACCTAGAAACCTTTGAAACCTTTGCCAGAGACATAGACAGTATTGTGCCAGAACCTTCTGATCAGCCCCCTGCTCCACTAGAGGAAGGTGGTGAGAATGACCCAGACAAAGAGTTAGAAGAACTAGTTAATAGTAGTGACCCAGATGAGCTTATTGACAAGCTTAAGGGATTGCCAGACAATGAACGAGAAGCATTAACAGGACGCATACAGGCTATCCAACAAAGACTAGCGCCTACTAATCCTAGTAATTCGCAACTAACATCATCCGTAACACGTCTCAATGTGTAGAGTATATATAGCACTCCCTAGTCAGCAGTTAACCCGTGACGTGGTAGAATCAGTAGACAATGTGCTCGACCAGATTGAAAAGAAAAGAATGGTTTGCATCACTGGTGAGAACGGTCTTAAAGAGTACTTTTCATCCAGAATGATTTATACTATCTCACCTGACGCAGAACCGACACCTGAAGAGCTAGAAGTAGCCAAAGAACCTGAAGAGAAGCCTGTTAAAGAGCCTACTAAATAACCCCCATGGATATAACCCTAAGCGGAGGAAATCTTAAACAGGCTATCACTATTACCATAGGTGAAGCAACTCCTAAAAAGGATGAATCTACACCCCTAAAGAAAGCTCTACAACTGAAGCCAAAAAATGGCACAACCTACATTAAAGCAGCGACAGAACCGTATGTAGGCTAGTATTCTACTCACGCTACCTCTAAAGAGGGGTAGCACCAGGAGCATATCAGCCCCATTAACAACCAGTTAAACGCACTACATGGATGAAGAAATAGGCGCACTCCCTACTTCCGAGGAATCAGCGATAAGCACTCCTGAAGCAGTAGGTGAACAAGCACCGACAACCGAAACCAGTGAGAGCTCGTTTACCGAGCTAAACCCCGATACCCTCCCACCTGAGTTACAGGAACTATGGAACCAGACCTATAAGTCACTCCAAGGAGACTACACCAGGAAAACCCAGGATATCAGCAGTTACAAGAGTAAAGCGACCGCCTATGATGAGTTAATGCCCTATGTGCAGCAACTCATAGCAGGTGATACACCAGGTACCGAACCACAAGCCCAGCCTCAGCAATCAGGTGAAGAGCTACTAACCCAAATCTTAGAGAACCCTGAGAACTTAACCAAGTTAATACAGGAAGAAGCTAAGAAGCTAGTAGACCCTCTTTACCAGGAACGCTCAGAGAAGCAAGCCGAAACCACGTACAACGAACTCTTAAGCAAGTACCCTGATCTACCTCAGTATGAGGACAAAGTAGCCGAGTACGTCTTAAAGGGATATGACCCAGAGGACGCATACCGCATAGTTACTTACGATGCACGCTACCAAGCAGGCGTAGATAAAGGAACTAAAGCAACTGAAAAGCGAGATGGTGCCTCTAGCCCTACCAGTGCCAATACAACAGTTACCAGCAATAAGAGGGTAACATCGTTTGAGGAAGCATTTGAGAGAGCCAAGAAATCAACTGGTTGGAACGGTTAAAACCAACTATTTACCCCTAAGTTAGACCCCCATGGCTTTAAGCTATTCAGTACCAGATAGCGTACTATCAACTACGCTACAAAACTCACGCAGCATGATTGAGGACAACGTATTTACCGCTGTACCTCTACTTTATTGGTTAGTCGGAAAGTTCAATGACAGCGACCAGCTTCAAGGCTCACATAATGAGACTGGAAACGTAGGACGCAAAGAGTTAAAAGATGGAGGCTATACTATTGTTCAGCCTCTTATGTACGGTAAAAACACCACTGCTAAGGCATACAACGGCTATGACCTATTGGACGTAACACCTCAAGAGGGTATCACCGCTGCTCAGTTCAACTGGAAGCAGAACAGTGCATCAGTATCTATTAGTGGAAAAGAAGAGCGCCAGAACGCAGGAGAAAAGCAAATTGTCAGCCTACTTAAATCTAAAATCACTCAGGCTGAAATGAGTCTTATTGACGAAATGGCTCGACAGCTTGCTGGTGTCGGTACAGACTCCACACTCGACATGTTAGGGCTTCAAACCATGATCAGTACAACTGGTACTGTTGGTGGAATCGCTCGTGCTGCTAATATCTGGTGGAGAGCTAATGTTACTGCTGGTGGTTCATTCGCAACGACTGGTATCGACAACATGCGAGACAAATACAACTCTATCTCTAAAGGAAATGAGCACCCAGACCTAGTAATCTCTAATCAAGTAGTATTCCAATACTACGAAAAACTACTTCAGTCACAAGAACGCTTCACCGACTCTAAAACAGCTGACGCTGGATTTGAGAACTTGAAATTCAAGGGTGCTGTTTACATGTTTGACAACAATACCTACTTTCCAGCTGGTACTCAGTACTTCCTAAACAGCAAGTACCTACACCTAACTGTTCACAAAGACGCAGATTTTGCTACTACTGACTTTATCCGACCTCAGAACCAAGATGCACGAGTTGCCCAAATTCTCTGGATGGGTGAGTTTAATATTTCAAACTGTGCACGTCAAGGTGCTGTAACAACTATCATTGCGTAAGGTTAGTTGTGGAGAAGCCCTGCAAAGGGCTTTTCTCATTTACCCTTAAGCACCTCTCGATGAACCAAGCAATCCTTCTTCAAAAAGCCCGTAGGGATGCAGGCTTGCAAGAGGATACTAGTTACGATACTGATTTAGCACTCTGGCTCAATGATGGGATAGACGATTTAAACAGCAGGTATGTATTTGCCTTCCAAGAAGCCATAATCCCCATTACCACCATTAATGGGATAGCATCTTACAGTCTAGGAGTTGAGGTTTTACGACCTATCCTGGTAAAAGAGACCGGTAAAACCCAGGGACTGCACTACTTAGGTATCCAGGATTTTTATACTCAAAACGACACTACAGGCAGTATTAAGAACTACCGTATAGCAGGCTTAAGTCGTGATGCTGTGAGTGATACCCCGTACTCAACACTTCTGCTCTCCCCCACTCCTAATAGTGCTGTAGCCTTGAGTGCTATTGTGTATAAAGCTATACCACACCTAGCCTCTACGGATGATGTGCCTTTTATACCTAAATCATTTCACCGGATGCTTGCCTATTACGCCACGAGTAGCTACTTTGCTTCTCAAGGAGATAACCGAGCTGTAGCCAGTCATGATCTCTATGAGAACGCACTGCTCGACTTGGTAGACCAGCAAGACGGCAGACCTGTAGACGCACCTCTGGTGCTCCAACCTACACACTCTACAGTTCCCATGGTTCGTTTCCCTTCTAACTTCTAACGAGCAATACCCCTATGCCCTTATCCCCTAGACATAGTTACCGCTACACAGAGCCGAACTTGCCAGCAATCACCCCATTGACTGACTTTTCGCAAGGGATGAATACGAGAGACCCAGAAACTACGGTTGCTCTGCGCCTGCTTCAAAACGCTAGAGTCAACCAGTCAGGGAGTGGGTTTGCTAAGCGTAAAGGAACCCAGCTAAAGGGTGAGCAGATAGGAGCTATAAGCAGTGTGAGAGGCTTAGAATCCTACGTTAAAAAAGGTGGTACCAGCTACTTAGTATCAGCCTACAATACTGATCTCTACCGCTCCACCGAGAGTGGTACCCCTGCCGTAGTAACCACTAGTACCAACGCTCAGGCTACAGGCTACAGTAAAGATCGTCACCTATTCTTTACCACTACACTGGACGTAAACGGAAACCCGTATCTTTTACTGCTTATCCAAACAGGCACAGGACTGGTTTTGCGCTGGAGCGACAGTACAGGAGGCTCAGCCTACACTACCTGGACAAATAGCCTGAGTATAGACGCTTCAACCGAGATAGGGTACAGCGCTGTAATTGACAGCTCAGACAACCTACACATTATTTTTGCCTCCAGCGCAACAGCCGTGAAGTACATCCAAGCAGTAAAGGGCTCTGGTGCTACCTGGACACTAGGAACCTTGAGATCAGTAGCAGGTACAGGGGTCAGTGATTCTGCAAGTGTACCTTCTATCACAAGAGGTACTACAGGCACTCTCTATGTAGCCTACCGCCATTTTGACGGCACGAACTACCAGGTTAAGGTTTGTGAATCTGCCAACAGCGGTGCGACCTGGATAAATACGCTAGGACTTTCTACCGCTACCCCTTCCACCCGTCACTTTCCTTTACTTATTTGTTCTGGTGACTCTCCACGCATCCTGTACCAGGTGGGTAATCCCTCAACTCAGTACTGTTACCGTACGTACTCATCTGGATGGAGTAGTCAAATAGTACTGGCCACTTACGGCAGTAGTACAGACGGTATGTTCACCGCTACTATTGTAGGCTCATCTCTCCAATGGGGCGCATCTAGTTCTACCGCATCAGAGGGTATCGTGCTCACTGCATTTGGCAACCTAACAGGAGCGCAGTTGAGGCAGTTTGAGGTCACCACGGATGCGGTAAACGATAAGGATATTACCTATAGAAACCTAATAGGTGGTAATCTTGACCTGCTACCTACCAGAATCAGTAACGATACGCTGCAAAACCGCTACCCCAGTGCACCTGAGTACGTGAATAGCTCACCTCTACTCGCTCCTGTGGCCTGGGTAACGGGTACTGTTGCCCCCTACTCCATTAAAATAAACGCATCGCTTAAGTGGGCTGCTCTCGGAGCCACGCTTACTACTTCCAACGCTGTAGAAATGGCGCATATGCCCTCAACAGCTGCTGGTGGAACTGATGCCCTCTACATAGTAGATGGGGTTATTACCCGTAAGTGGGATGGAACGACTTTGAGTACTGCCACGGCTACTGGATTTCCTGTAAATAGCTGGATAATTGCTTATGACGGCAGGCTCTGGATGGGAAATAAGACCACTAACCGCACATCATACACCAATTTAGGCTCTGACAACTTTACAGGGACATTCCCCTCAACTAATACCCTTGATTTACCAGAGGATACGATAGGTGCTGTAATCTATATGAACAGAATACTGCTTATTTTCGGCAAAAAGCAGATATACCGCATTGAAAACTATGATTATACAGGAGCTAATGTGGGGAGTGAGAAAGTACGAGCTATTCCCAACTCTTTTGGAGCGGTTAGTGTTAAAACCATCAAGCAAGTAGGTTACTGGGTCTACTATCAGCGAGCAGATGGACACATCATGCGCACTAATAGCCAGTATGCAGAATTAGTATCAGACCCTATAAAGGATACAGTTGCTGATTTAGCCTTGCCACTGCTTCCTACTGCTTCTGCAGGGGTAAATGGGGATGAGTACATACTCTCAGTAGCCAGATCAGCAAGTGGCCACAATGACATGATGATTGTACTGGATACTACGAAATGCCCAGATGGTGGGTTCTCAGTTGATATAGGAAAGTATGCCGCATGCTTCACAAGCCACCCTGACAGTAGTGGAGTTCCCCAGGTGTTCTATGGTGATTCCAGAAGCAATGTAGGAACGGTCTACCAAATGAATATAGGAGACAGCGACAATGGAGAAGCTATAGATATGGACGTACAAACGGGTATCCGAACTTTTAGCTCTTCCTTTTACCGCACCACCTTGCGTGATATGCTAGTAGTAGCAGAAGCTACGGGTGATTTTCCTCTCACGGTAGGCTGGAGTACCCAAACCAACCTCACCTCATTCACAGAGCGCACCATAAACTTGAACCCAAACGCTCCTATATGGGGAGCTGTGACCTGGGGTTCATTCCAATGGGGAGGCTCAAGCCACGTAGAGCGAGTGGTACACATCAATTTGACTCGAAATGGTTTCAAATTCAGATTTAGGAATAATGCAGTAGACCAGCCTATATCAGTTCTCTCAATCAGCGTTAAACATCAAACCAGTAAAAATAGAGCCTAACCCCCTATGGCAACAGTAACCCTCACCCAAATCAGCAACGGAACCACAGGAGATGCTACCACCGTTGACAACAACTTTGACTCTCTTGCTAACGAGATGAACGGCAACATAGACCAGAGCAATTTACGAGATGCCAGTGTTACTACCGCCAAGTTGGTAGATGGCTCAGTAACTGCCATCAAACTTGCTAGTAGTTCGGTAACTACATCTAAGATAGCCTCAGAAGCCTGGACTACATGGACACCCACGTTCACTGGATTCACAGGAACCATCACCATCGAAGCTGCTCGGAACCAGCAGCTCGGAAAGTTTGTGTACTGCCGCCTGTTTGCATACGGAACATCAAACTCCACGTCCTTCACCGCCACGCTTCCGGTAGCGTCAAAAAGCACTGGGCGGTTGAGCGTTATCTGCGTGGACGATAACGGAACGTGGTCAACTGCTGGGATGATCTCGTTAACTGCTGGTTCCACTACTGCCACCTTATACACAAGTGGAAATGGGGCTCCCTTCACCTCATTTGGAACGAAGGGTGTTGACGGAAACTTTTTCTACGAAGCAGCATAACCACATACCCCTATGGCCTCCCGTTTTGTGAGAGCAAAAAATGACCCCACTGTATACCTGAGAGAAGGTGCAGGCAGTTTACGTGCGATTAGCAGCGCTGATGAGTTTGCCAGACTCGCAGGCACTACTGACATGGCCAGCCAAACGGACGTAGTAGAGAGCTTAGCTGATGAAGATAGAAGAAATGCCAGTCTACAGGCTGATGCCCAAATCAACCCAGAGGTGAGAGGGGTATCTGCCGACCTGGAGAATGAGCGCAGAGTAGCCGAGACTTCAGCTAAGCGACTGCAAGACAGTATAGCGCAGGTGTACCAACGCAAACGCATGAATGACCCTCTAGCCCGTGAGGGTATTGTGTCTGGTGCTTCCCAAAACTTTGAGACTGAAGAAGAGGTTAAAAACACTCGTGAAGTGGGTCAAGATTTAGGCAACAAACTCTCCTACATAGCGCAGAGACTGACTAATACCAACCAAGGAGCTACCGAAAAGAAGAGTGCATTACTAGAGAGTATGCAGCAGCGATTCTCCAAAGAGCGTGATACTAACCGCTACGCTACAGAAGATAGGCGCATAGCCTTAGAGGATAGAGCTTACAACCGTACTGCTCAAGAATCCAGTGTACAGCGTGAGAAAGCAAGCCAATCCTCTAGTATCTTTTTGCAGTTCCTAAACGCTGAGAAGCCTATGCCTAAAGAGCTCTATGAACTATTTAGTAAAGTATATGGAGTTTAATCATGCCCCTACCCTCTTATGACGAATATTTAAAACTACATGCCTCATCCAAAGCGCAGAAAGCAGCTACCAGTGATGTAGGGCTCGTGAATCAAGGGCGTGTACTTGAGAACCAGATGAAGCAAATGGAACTCGTACAACGCTTGCAAGAAGCAGACCCTGAATTTATCACTAAAAAGACGGTGAATGAGGCTAAGGCTAAGGTAGAAGCAGAACGCTTGTACCCTAAACCTGCAGCCAAACCGAAAATAGCACCAAGCCAAATTGAGAGCTTAACCGCTACCGATAACTTCTTAGGTGGGGTTTCTGATTTACGAAAGCTCTTAGAAAAGAGCAATAAAGAGCTTGATACAGGTAGAACAATGGGTATTAAGAACTTCATTAGAAAGCTTGGAGGCTCTAGCATGGTTCCTGTAAAAGACAGTGAACTAGAGTTTGACGCATCTGCCAATATCTTAAAGGCAAACTTCATTAAGGCTATATCTGGTGCTACTGCAGCTGATGCAGAAGTAGAGCGATTATCTAAATTCCTACCAGCTATTACTGATACCAGACAAGAGCTAAAAGCTAAATTAAAAACCCTAGAAGCATCAGTAATACGCTCTCAAGCCAACATGAAGAAGCAGACAAAACAGTATGACGCAGTTGATCCTGTTGCCGATCTTGTGGAGCAAACCAAAAACAAGTACGAGCTTAGCTACTAACCATGCCCCTAACTCAAGACCGTAGAAAACAATTAGATGACATAGTGGTAAAGATGGCTGAGAAGAAAGCGCCTAAAGAAGATGTACAGGCGGTAGTGTCAGACTTTACCAGCAAATACGGCTCAGAAGAGCAAGCTGCACCCTCCCCTGCTCTTACCCAAACCCCAACTCCTACTAAGAAGCGAGGTGGTATTGCTGAGTTTGCCGAAAGTTCCAATAATGCGTTTTTCGGTGGAGCGGTTAGAGGGTTAGCCAACCTTGGCAAAATGGTAGCACCTAACTCTATTGACGCTAAAATTGATGGAGCTCTGAAACGAGCAGCTGTAGACCAGGGAACTGCTGACAGAGAAGTGAGCGGAAGTACAGCTGGTCAATGGGGTTCACTACTTGGTAAAGGACAACTAGAGACAGCCAAAGCTGTACCCCAAGTACTGATGCCCTATGGCAAGGGATTACTAGGAGCGCTAAAAGCCGTAAGCGGTTCAGGTGCTACCTCATTTGTAGATGCAGCATCCAGAACTGGTGACGCTAAAAAAGCCTTAACTGAAGCCAAAAATACAGCCCTCATAAGTGGCGGTATGGCTACGGCTGGTGCTGTGGCAAGAAACGCACTACCAGGAATACTCGGAATTACGACAGGTTCTGGCAAACACAGTATCGAGCAAGCCTACCGAGCTGGCAAAAAAGGAAGCACTGAGCTAGTAGATGCTATGCGAGGCAACACCAGCCCTGAAACTATTTTAGAGAATGCTCAAGACGCAATGCGCCAAGTCAGAGGCACCCAGCTCAAGAAATATAGTGATGCGTGGGAAAAGGTACAGGGTAGACCCTTTGAGGCAGATCAAAACAAGATGGCTCGAGGTATCGCTAAGACGTTACAGCAGTTCGATTTAATGGATGATACAGGAAAAATGACATTTGGACGCTCTGCCGTATCAGACCCTGCAGAAATAGGGCTCATCCAGCGAGCAATCAGTGATGTAGAGAACTGGGATGACCTCAGTGTAAAAGGTGTAGATACCTTAAAGCAGAGACTAGATAACCTTTACAGCCCTACCCTATCAAAACGTGCTAAAGCCGTACTGAAAGGTATGCGAGACTCAGTAGCTACTCAGTTAAACGATGTAGACGGCTACACTGGCGCTAAAGGAAACTTTGCCAGAGATGCTAAATTCCTAGATGAAGCCGAGAAATCCCTCTCTATGGGTGAAGGTAAAACTCGTGAAACCGCTCTCAGAAAACTTTTACTCTCCAATAACAACAACCCAACCTATGATATTAGGAGAAACGCTATTAAAGAGCTAGATGAGAGAACTGGTGCTAGTTTGCAAGACGCACTAGCTGGCTATCAGCTTAATTCCTGGGTACCAAGAGGTATTGTTGCACCCCTTGCTACAGGTTCAGCCTCAGCAGCTCTTACAGCCCTTAATCCCCTAGCTCTGGCCACTGCTCCCCTCTACTCACCCCGTTTAATGGGTGAAGTAGCGAATACCGCAGGAAAAGTAGCAGGTAAGATAGGTGGTAAAATACCAGTCAATATGGCAGGCCGAGAAGCTATTAAGCGAGAGATTGCGAAACTTATGAGCCGTGGTATGTCTAATTAATCGCCATGAGTTTACGCAACGCACTGAGTGCCAAAAACCTGAAAAAGATACTGAGTGATGCCAGTAGAGAAACGGGAACCTTTGCCCAGGCTATCACCTCCCCTCTTCAGGGGCTACTTTCCCCTGCCAGAGATTTAGGAGTACTAGGAGCAGGTGCTGCACTAGGTGAAACAGAAGGTGTAGGAGCTCTAGAAGGAATCAAGGCAGCAGGAAAAGTAATACCGAGAATGAACTTTGCCACCAATGCCACTAACTCATTAGTAAATCAAGGCATCATACCAAAACTGGCAGGAGATGCAGGTACTACGGGAGGTGAGCTGTTAGGTGCATTAGCTACCCCAGGACTAGGTGCCGTTAAGGTGCTAGATGGAGCTAGGGTAATGCTGCCAAAACTCGCTAGGTACAGCGCTCTTAGAGGTGCTGAAGGTGGTGTTTTTGGAGGTATGCACGAGCTCGCAGAATCTGGTGACAGGGTAGAAGCTACCAAACAGGCAGGTATAGGTGCACTTATAGCAGCTCTTGGAAACGTAGGAATGAGCCCAAAACTAGCCAAAGCAGCCTATGTAGACACTAGAGAGAGAAGTGCTTTAAGCAATGCCTTAAACCTAGTAAATAAACCCTATGACAGTAGAGACTTCACAGGACGGGTTTTGAGGAATGAGCGAGGTGGTTTTATCCAAGGCAGTAAGCCTGTAAAGATCAATGACTACTCATTTGCGAGGCATGATGAGATGAGTAACACTGACGCTCTCGACTTCTTGAAAGGACGCAACCCAAACAAGCCACGCATCAAACTGTATGGAGAATCAGACAACATCCCAGAAGGAACCACTACTATGGTCTATGACGATGCTCGAAATAAGCTGAAGTCGATACTTGCTGACCCTGACTTTCTCAAGCTGTTAGAGAGAGAAGCTAGAAACGGCATCTAGTGAGTACCTCAACCGTGTGCTACCATTAGTACAGCAGTAACCCCACACTATGCCCTCCTACCCTCGGAGTGATTCAACAACGTATACCCAGGATGCAACCTGGAGAGAGCTCATAGACGTTACGAGTTCCTACGTCTATGTAGGGCGCAGTATGCCTATTTATAGCAACACCGCTGAGGCTGTATTTCAAATAAGTAGAATTAGTCTCACCAACCCCTATACCACTAGTTTTGCTGATGGTGATGACCGCTTTGATAATGTGTGGGCAAATAGAGTTAGCTTAACCTACATCTAATGTCAAACTTCAAGCTTGTAAAACTGATTGACCCCACAGCGATTGTCATAGGTGGACTTGTCCCTAAGGGTACGTTTAATGCTGCCACAACCTACACTGTTGGTGACTCAGTATCATATAACGGCTCATCATATGTTCTCTTTGCAACAGCTGTAGCAGGAACCTTGCCTACAGATACGAGTAAATGGCAGTACATAGCTCAAAAGGGAGATGCAGGGGCAACGGGCGCAGTTGGCCCAGATAAGAATTTTGTTCATAACTTTGTTTCTAGTAGTAGCGTTACGGTTACCCATAACCTCGGAAAAAAACCTGCTGTCACTGTAATAGATAGCGCTGGTGATGAGGCTATAGGTGATGTTAACCACGTATCGAACAACAGTCTAACCGTAGTGTTTAACCTACCCTTTACGGGAACAGTAAATTGTAATTAATCTAATCAACAACCATGTCAAAAAGGTTCTTAACACATATTGATCTAGCGAAAAATGAGCTTCAGAATGTAGCTCTGCAAAATCTAGCTACTGACCCTTCTACACCAGTAAAGGGGCAAGCCTACTTTAATACATCCACCAACAGGCAACGCAACTACAATGGTACAACCTGGGATGAGATGGGAACGGGAGCTGCAACAGGTGATGTTTCTAGTAATACCGCAGTTTCAGTAGATAGTGAGCTAGTTATCTTTAATGGAACGACAGGTAAAGCAGTTAAAAGAGCCACCACCACGGGTATATTAAAAGGTGCAGCAGGCGTATTAAGTGCCGCTGCTTCTGGAACGGATTACTCAGCTGGCACATCAGCTCTAGCTACAGGTATCGTCAAGACCACCACCACTACAGGAGCCTTGACCATTGCTGTTGCGGCTGACTTCCCCACCCTTAACCAGAGCACCACCGGAACCGCTAACAACGTAACAGGTACAGTTGCCGTAGCAAACGGAGGTACAGGAGCTATAACACTTACAGGGTTGGTTAAAGGAACTGGAACCACCGCATTTGTCGCAGCCATAGCAGGTACGGACTACCTTACAGGTTCCTCCACCAATACCTTAACCAACAAAGCCTTTGACGCAAACGGCACAGGTAACGGCATCATAAACCTTGAAACTGCTGATTTAGCATCTGGCGTACTAAACACCGCCGGAACTCTTACAGGTGCTACTGATGCACAAATCCCTTCAGCCCTTGCCGCAAAGACCTATGCTGATTCACTGCTTGGGGCAAATGATGCAATGGTATATAAGGGAGCAATTGACGCTTCACTTAATCCAAACTATGTAGCCGCTTCCGCTGGACACACCTATAAGATCAGTGTTGCAGGTAAAGTTGGTGGCGTATCAGGTGTAGCTGTAACCGTTGGTGATACTATCATCTGTACTGTGGACGGAAGTGCCGCTGGAGATCAAGCAACCGTTGGGGCTAACTGGACAATTGTACAGGCCAATGTAGATAGAGCAACGAACACCACGCTTGGTCTTGCTGAATACGCTACTGCCGCTGAAGCTGAAGCCAGAACAGATAGCACCGTAGCTGTAACTCCAGTTTCCCTTGCTAGCTTCCCTGTAAAGAAAATATTTACTATTGGTGACGCTGTAGCTACCACAATCACTCTGACCCACAACTTAGGAACCCAAGACGTTATTACCCAACTTAGGCAAGCTGCTGATAATGCTGTCGTTGAAGCTGATGTTGTGAACACATCTACATCCGCTGTAACTG